TAGTAAATTGTTCTGTAATCCAATTATCTAACGTATTATCATGTACGTATTGTTCTTCAATCATATATACTACATATTCATATTATAGGTTTAAATTGTTTTTAAATTATAATGTATTTCATAAGTATTCCAAAATACATATAAAATATTATTTTATAAAATTATACAAATAATAATGTTTTGTCTCATTTTTCTTTTCGGCATGTGTAATAAATGTTTTTATTATTGAGTTCCTTTTCTTTGTCTAGGCTTAGAAGAAGTAGCAGTAGCACTTGCTGTGTTTATAATATTTCTATTTTTTCCAACATATTTCCAATCAGCCCCTTCAGTTCGTTGTAATTGACGAACGTTGGACGAACGTGTAATTTTTACCGGTTCGTCTACTTGATTATGTGACTCAGTTTTATATTGAGTTCGTGCTACACGCGATTCTCTACGAGTTTCACACATAAGCTTTCCCCCATTAATTCCACAAACATCACCAGCTTGATATTCATGCTTTTGTGTATTTGTTTCGGACAAAGAGAAACTAATATATTCTCCTTGAACTAAATACTTGTATTGTTCAGTATCAACTTTAATTGAACTATGATGAACAAATACATCAGAACCAGCTTTTGAGCCATCAGTTACAGTAATAAACCCATATCCCGCCTTATTATTAAACCACTTTACACGACCAGTATATCTCTGCGATGAAGAAGAATTTGTTGAAACAGTGCTATTTGACATTTCTATAATTATAAAACATAATATATCTTTATATTGTTTTAACAAATAATTCTTATTATAATATTATAATACTTAATTCCATTCATATACATCATCAATAATATAATTATTTATATTAAACTCATTTACAAGTATATTTATCAAATAATTATAATCTGGCATTTCTTCAAAACTTAATTTTCTTGTGTATTGTAACATCATTTTTACAAATAATGGTATTTCATCAACATTAATAATTTGTTTCTTTAGTTCGGCAATATGATTTAAATGTGTAACATTAAACCATCCTAATTGTCCATATAACATTGTTAGTATAACATATATACAAGATTCAATATCATCTCTTCTACTTGGTTCAACATAAGTATGAACGTTTAAACTAACAAAGTTTGGAGAACCAATAATATTTTTTATTGTTTTCTCTTCAATATGTTTTCCGTTATAATCGTACCGTTTTGCAAATCCAAAATCAACCAAATATATTTTGTTAGTATAACTATTTGTTCCAAATATAAAATTAGAAGGTTTTATATCTCTATGCAATAAACCTTTGTTATGTAAATCTTGAACTCGTTTAATTATTTGTATGCCTAAAACTAACACAGTTTTCAAACTTAACATCTTATATGTATTCAATATGTTTGTAAGAGATTTACCCAATAAATCTATCACAAGATAATTAACATTAATCGTTGTTCCAAATGTTTTGATTTGTGGAAATCCATCCATTTTTCCCAAATATTGGTATATTTTTGCCTCATTTTTTAAGCTTTTCATTAAATTATGTTTATTTTCAAATTTAATCGCAACATTATCATTATTATTAACGTTTTTTGCTTTAAACACAGTTCCAAATGAACCTTCATTTATTTTTTCAATCAATTTATATTTATTTAAAATCATAATAATATATAATATAAATTATTTTTATAATATAATATATAATAATATGTATGTAATAATTTGTCTAATAATATTTGTTAGTTTACTCATTTTAGTGAAATACTATATGACAAATATGTATGAAGGCTTTCATAATAAAGAAAATATAAAATGTGATTCCCACGGTTGTCCAATTACAAAATATCAAAATGACATTTATAAAATACATGTAGGATATAAACCGATAAGAGATAAAAATCATATGATAGCACATAATACAAAAAGTGGGTCATTTTTACATTCAACAAAAGGTCCTGAAAATATTTTTATAATAAGACATGGTGAAAAACTAAAAACAAAAACTGGTTTAGATTGTAATGGTGTATTGCGTTCTACATATATTCCAGACTTAATAGAAAGTTTGAATAATAAAAATTATGGAATACATAGCATAATTACAGCATATGATTATTCAAGCATGCATGAAGAGCAAACTGTTAGTTTAACATCATGGTTATTAAGCATTCCAACGTTTATTTATGGTGAACATAATGACACTGAAATAATGGTTAAACAATTATTTAGTAATCCATATTTTAATGGAAAAACAGTGTTAATATGTTGGGAGCATAATTGTATACAAATATTATTAGAAAATATAATTAAAATAGGCTCTAAAGCAAAGGGTTTGAAACATTACATATTTAAAAATCCGGAAGGTTCTGATGTCTTACCATATTGGGATACTAACAACTATAAAACAATTTTTCATTTAGATAGCAATTTAAATTTTGATGTAATGGAAGAAAAATTTACAACATGTTATTCAGAAGATAATGATATTATAAAATATAATGGAAAAAAACAAAAATGTAAATAGAAATACGTAGGGTCTTTAGTTGTTTTATAAAAATGTAAAAAACTAGTTTTAACCTACAAAGCCAAGCGCAAAATGGGGCTGTGATGGAACGCCTTGCAATTATTTTAACATATACTCTTCCTCGAAAATTTCTTTATTTCCCCATATATTTCTCCATTCGTCTTTATCTAAATTCTGTTCTAAAATAGGAATCGCATTTGTATTTATAGATAACCAAAACCAAGTAACTTTATCTAAATGTTGTTCTAAAATATGAATCGCATTTGGATTTCTAGATAATATATCCCAATTAACTTTATCTAAATTTTGTTCCAAAATATGAATCGCATTTGGATTTTCAGATAAATCATTCCAATTAACTTTATCTAAATTTTGTTCCAAAATATGAATCGCATATGGATTTTCAGATAAAGCATTCCAATTAACTTTATCTAAATGTTGTTCTAAAATATGAATAGCATTTGGATTTCTAGATAAATTATACCAATTAACTTTATCTAAATGTTGTTCTAAAATATGAATCGCATTTGGATTTTGAGATAAATTATACCAATAAACTTTATCTAAGTTTTGTTCTAAAATATGAATAGCATTTGGATTATAAGATAACATACCCCAATTAACTTTATCTAAGTTTTGTTCTAAAATATGAATCGCATTTGGATTCCAAGATAACATACCCCAATTAACTTTATCTAAGTTTTGTTCTAAAATATGAATCGCATTTGGATTTTGAGATAAGCTATGCCAATCAACTTTATCTAAATTTTGTTCTAAAATATGAATCGCGTTTGGATTGTAAGATAAACAAACCCAATCAATTTTATCAGTATGTTCTGAAAACGGATATCGTATTTGCATTTCTATATTTTACCTGATTGTGGAACCAAATAAAAATATTTCAATTTTTTTCGAGGTATTTTTTCCTTTTCCACTTGCAGAGACAAATGTATATATTAGCAATACTTAAAGACAACACAATATATTATATAGATATATGGTTAAAATTTGCCCTAATACATATCTGTTATCTTCTGAACCCAAATATTCTCAATATTTTGATAAATACTCATTTTCTCTGAGTCCTTTTCAAAAATACGCGATTGAGGCAATTGTCGAAGGTCACCATATTCTAGTTACTGCTCATACTGGGTCTGGAAAAACATTACCTGCCGAATTCGCAATCGATTATTTTGTCTCTAAAGGCAAAAAAGTCATTTATACATCACCTATTAAAGCATTATCGAATCAAAAATTTTATGAGTTTTCAAATAAATTTCCACATATTTCATTTGGAATATTAACAGGTGATATTAAAACTAACCCTGAAGCAGATGTTCTTATTATGACAACTGAAATTTTAATGAACACCTTATATGCTAAAAATCGCAATGCTGACATAAAAACATCTAAGTTAACTATGTTTGAAATGGATTTTGAGAATGATTTAAGATGTGTTATATTTGATGAGATTCATTATATTAATGACCCGGATAGAGGGAGAGTATGGGAAGAAACTATTATGATGCTTCCAAAACATATTCAGATGGTTATGCTTTCGGCTACACTTGATTCACCAGAAACATTTGCACTTTGGTGTCAAACAAGAGGGCAAACACAATCATTAGAATTAACTGATAAAAATGTGTATCTTACTACTACATATGAACGAGTAGTTCCATTAACACATTATTCATTTATTACATGTACACAAGGTCTATTTAAAATTTTGAAAGATAAAGCATTGGAAGCTGAAATTATGAAAACAACTAACAAAATGCATATAATTCAAGATTCAAAGAACAATTTTAACGAAACTAATAATTTACGTATTCATAAGACACTTAAATTATTTCGCGATAAAAGTCATTTTGTCAAAAGACAACATGTTTTAAATACAGTAGCTAAACATATGGTTGAACATAATATGTTACCTGCCATTTGTTTTGTATTAAGTCGCAAAGCTATTGAACAAAGTGCTAAAGAAATAACAGCTGTTTTATTGGAAGATGACTCGAAAGTACCATATATTATTCATAAAGAGTGTGAACAAATAATAAGAAAATTACCGAATTATAAAGAATATCTTAATTTGCCAGAATATATGTCTATGGTGGCTTTATTAGAAAAAGGCATTGCAATACATCATGCTGGGATTATTCCTATTTTACGTGAAATGGTTGAAATATTGTTTTCTAAAGGTTATATTAAACTTCTATTTGCTACGGAAACTTTTGCGGTAGGCATTAATATGCCTACTAAAACCGTGTTATTTACTGATTTAAATAAGTATAATGGTTCTGGTATGAGGCCATTATATTCTCACGAATATACTCAAATGGCCGGTAGAGCTGGTCGTCGTGGAATTGATAGTGTTGGACATGTAATTCATTTAACAAATCTATTTAAAAATATTGACCAAATTACATTGAAAACAATTATGAAAGGAAACCCACAAACTTTGGTGTCTAAATTTAAAATATCTTATAATTTGCTGTTGAATTTAATTGATATAGGTGAAACAGATTATACTAAATATGCTAAGAGAAGTATGGTTCAAAATAATATAGATAATAGTGTGAAATGTTATTATGATTCAATGAATAAAATTAAATCAGAAATGGAAGAATTATTTTTAATAATGAATAATTGCAAAACTCCATTGGATGTTGTAAATGAATATATAGAATTACAAAAGAATTTTAATATGTCTACCCATAAAAAACGCAAAGAATTCGAAAGAAACATAAAACAACTCCAAGACAATTATAAAACGATTGTTACAGATATTGAAGTAGTTGTAAAATATAATTCAAAAATGGCCGAACTAAAAAATATTACGGAACAACTAACAATGGTTGAACAAACAATTGATATAAATGTGAATAAAGTCTTAAAATTAATGGAAAATGAAAAAATAGTAGAACATTTGGAAAATAATATGTATAAATTAACAAACAAAGGAATGATTGCCACAAATATAAGAGAGACACATTGTGTTGTATTTGCAGAACTCATTGAAAAAAAAACATTGCACAATTTACAACCTAAAGAACTAGTTGGCATTTTAAGTTGTTTTACAAATATATCTGTTCAAGAAGAAAATATTGTATTGGTTCCTGCAACTGAATATAATAATGTTAAAGAAATCGTGAATCAGATTAATAATATGTATAAAATACAATATGATAATGAATGTAAAAATATGATAGAAACAGGTATAGATTATAATATGCATTTTGATTTAATAGATTATTCGATTAAATGGTGTGAATGTGAAAATGAGGTTGATTGTAAAAGATTGCTTCAACAAATATCAGATGAAAAAGATATATTTTTGGGTGAATTTGTGAAAGCAATTCTTAAAATAAATAATATTACAACAGAGCTGGAAAAGATTGCTGAATTGTTAGGCGATATAGAATTTCTAGCGGTGTTAAAAGAGGTTCCAAAAATGACACTAAAATATGTTGCAACAAATCAATCATTATATATTTAGACTGAAAAAATGTATTATTTTAATAATTATATAATTATAAGCATTTATGGTAATGTTTTTATAATTATTATTTTGCCGAAGTTTTTAATCACAAAAAATTTCCAAAAAGTATTTTGGATTTTCGATTTTGGACATTTATTTTTGTCCATTTTTGAAAAACCAAAATACTTTTTGAAAAAAGGTATATAAAAATAGGTTTATGAGCATTATGCTCAGGAACACAGAAAAAATAACGCAAAAAGTGTTACGATAATTTTTTTCTATTTTTTGAAAAAGAATTTAGGCATTTTTTTATGTTTCAAATATATGAAACAAAATGAAACAAAATCAATAAAAAAAATGCCGAAATTTTTTTGTTGCGAAATATGTGACTTTATTTGCTCTAAAAAATCTAATTTCACAAAACATTTATCAACCCATAAACATAAAATGAAACAAAATGAAACAAAATTTGATGCCGAAAATGCCGAATCATCTATAAAATTAATACAGTGTCCCAATTGTTGTGAAGAATTTAATAGCAGAACCACATTATGGAGACACAAAAAGAAATGTTCTGAAAAAAAGGTATTAGAACAAACAGAAATTGTTCAATATCTTATGAAAGAGAACTCTGAATTCAAGCAACTCATGATTGAACAAAACAAACAAATGATTGAAATCGCAAAAAATTCAGGTCATCACAATACTAGTTATGTAAATAGTCATAACAAGACATTCAATTTACAGGTTTTCTTAAACGAAACATGTAAAAATGCGATAAATATAAGCGAATTTATTGAACAATTGCATGTATCAATCAGTGATTTAGAAGAAACAGGAAAACTCGGGTTTACTGAAGGTATATCTAAAATATTTATTAATGGACTTAAAGAAATCAATATACCAGATAGACCGTTGCATTGCAGCGACTTAAAAAGAGAAATTATATATATAAAAAATAACAATGAATGGACTAAAGATACGGACGAAAATTTATTGTTAGTTAATGCAATTAAACAAATATCTAACAAAAACATGAAAAAAATTACTGATTGGCAAAAAATAAATCCAGAATATAAAGATTCCTCATCTAAAATCAATGATAAATACTTGAAAATTGTGTCTGAATCAATGTCCGGATTAACTAAAGATGAATGTGACAAAAATTACAAAAAAATTGTTAAAAATATAGCCAAAGAAACTGTAATTGATAAAAATATGATATAAATAAATATGATAGAAGGTTTAACATAATTCTCATTTTTCTTTTTGGTCGGTGTAATTCTTTAATTTGGGTAGGTCTTTGCATCTTCATGTATTACAAGAAATAAACAATAATTTGAATTATTTTGAAGGTCATAATAATGATAACTTAAGTCATATATAGATAAATGTAACAAAGTTGTTAATACATTATGACCAGTTTGATAAATCACAAGTTCTACATGTAATAAAAGAAATAATAATCTAAAACATTTTGATATATTTTTAACAATAATAAAATCTAATAATATATCAAATGAATATAAAAAAAATGATTAAATCTGTTAGTTCAGCATATCACAAATCATCATTATGGTGTAAAATTTTAATACTTATATCTTTATTGTTAATATTAATGATTATATTTAAACAAAATAAATATATAGAGGGGTTTGAACAGAAAGATAAATTTCTAATTAAATCTGGAACAGGTATTTACGACGATTTTTATTCTGATGTGTATGATTATTTAGTATTTAATAACTTAAAAGATGATTACGAAGTTGGATATATTTTGAATAGTTCTTCTCCATCATCTGAAAGTAAAATCTTGGATGTTGGTTGTGGAACAGGACACCATGTTTCTTCTATTGGAGCTAAAGGGTTAGATATTCTTGGAATTGATATTTCTCCATCAATGATTCAAAAAGCAAAAACAAATTTTCCTGATTATAATTTTAAAGTAGGGGATGCATTAGATGGTAATATATTTCAGCAAGATTCTTTTACGCATATTTTGTGTATGTATTTTACAATTTATTATTTTAAAGATAAAACACAATTTTTTAATAATTGCTTTCGTTGGTTAATGCCAGGTGGCTATTTATTTGTTCATTTAGTTGATCGTGAAAAATTTGACCCAATATTGCCTCCAGGAAATCCATTATTGTATGTATCACCACAACGATATGCAAAAGAACGTATTACTTCAACAAAAGTTAAATTTTCTGATTTTTCATATAGTGCTGATTTTAAATTAGATAATAAAAATGATAAAGCTCTTTTCGTTGAGAAATTTAAAAATGATAGTGATGGTAAAGTTCGTAAAAATGAGCACACATTATATATGCCAGAATTACAACAAATTGTAGATGAGGCGCAATCATGTGGATTTATAGTTGAATCTAAAGCAGATTTATTGCAATGTCAATATGAATATCAATATGTGTATGTATTTGTAAAGCCTATATAAAATTAAAATGCTAAAAAAAAATTGAAACAATTTAATATATTGAGATTGATAATATATTAAATAAGATGACTGAAATTGAAAATCAAGTTTTCCATATTACTTTTAAAGAAGTATTTACGGATAGAACTGTGTCTATGGAAATAAATTCAAATTTAACTATAACGGAATTCATAAATATATCTAGACAAACATTATCCCAACAATTGAATATATATGAATATGAAATTGAAATAATTAAAGCTGGTCAGCGTAGAGATTGGTTTTTGCCAGAAGAATTTCCATCATTAAACCCATCGTCGGCAACTATTAAGGAAATTTGGGGTTTAGAAACGACTGATTTATCATTTTATATACGTAAAAAAAATAATATTTATCCTGAGATTGAATTTAGTAGAAGACAAAGAATAAGTTGTGGAATTAGTGAAGAAATGCGTCACGATTCATATTTAGATAATTGCCCTGTTTGTTTAGATACAACAACTGTATATAGAAAATATCATTGTTCTCATGGAATATGTCTAAATTGTTATGATTTATGTCGAAATAATAGGATTATTTCTTGTTCTCTTTGTAGATGTTATTAATGAGACTGTATATTATACAGTTTCCAACAGGCATATACATCTTTAGTTAATTACTCATTACTCCACATATCGTGTAACGTATCTTTTATTCTTCTAATTTTTTACAAATATCGCAAATAATTAGATGGTCGTTTCCACCTATAAAATACATATTACCATTTGGTGTGTGTTATTCCTACACTTATAGTTTTTATAGTACAACCGCAATATTTAGTTTTTGTAAAATGTTTTGGCTTTTTTTATTATATTAGCCGACATATTTATGATATACTCTAATTCAAATTTTTTGCAGCCAATGTAAAAAAATTGAAATTATGTTATACAAAAGCAATATCATTATATCATAACTACGATGTATGTTTATTTCAAAGAAATTAATTCTGTTCTTACTTGTGAGAAAGACCCACAATTTATTTCAGTCGATGCAATGAAACAACATCATTTGGAACATATGTGCGATAAATGGATAAAGACTGAACTAGATAACGGAAATTTTACATTATATTATTCATTTAATAGCTGTGTTTGTGATAATTCGTGTTATATGGGTCTTCCAGATTATAAGTTTTATGCTTGTTATTCTTGTGGTAAAAGAAAAAACGATATTAATACTCGATTATATTTGCAAAATTCAGGGTGTAAAGATTTTGTGTGGGCTGATAAATTGTCTCCATATACTGAATTATGTGAAGTGGCTGGATATCCAAATGTATATCAATGGGCTAATAGTGATTATAAGACAAACGCTATTTGGGCGTTACATAATAAAAGTGGTGTATTATCGGATGGCAATGTTTTTGGAAGAATAGACAAAATTCTACACGATTGTATTATTCTATTTACTGATATCGTATAAGCGTTTTTAATTGTGTTTTTAATTTTTTCGTTTTCTACATCTTGTTTTACGCTTTGTTATCGCTCTTGCTCTGTCTCTACCACCTGTAGGTTTAACCTTATATTTTGTTATTTGAATTTTATTAGAAATTAATTTATATTGTTCTTCTAAGTGTTCGTATGATAAAGGAGATATTTATTGGTTGTAAATTATATCCATAGAGAAAAGGCGGTATAAAAACAAATGATATTTTAGCATTTTATGCTAAAGTTATTACATCATAACTTATAACTTAAAACTTGTAAAGTTTTGTATCATTTTCTTTTCTGTCGGTGTAATATATTATTATATTTACAACTTATCTTCACATCATCTAAATAAAGCAAGACCAATACCAACGCCAATTCCAAATGCTAGACCACCCCAAATAGCAATTAATGATTTCTTTGATTCAATCGATGTTTGAAACATAAATAAATAACTATTTCTTCTTGCATTTTCAAGAACTAACTCATTTTCAATTTGTGCCATATCTATAATCATAACAAGACCTGTATTTGGTTTTTTTGAATTAAATAGAGTAAGGATATTGAGTTTTCCATTTCTAATTAAAATAAACTCGGTTTGTTCAATAAGCAATGAATTGTATGACAAATTAAGTAAATCTAATGTAGAGTAACAATCCCCCAATTTGGTAACAAATATGTCTTTATTAAGAATATCCTCTAGATTATTACTATCATACATTAATGACGCAAGATTAATATTAGGGTAATGATTTTTTGATGATAATTTATGGTAAGAGACATATTTTTCAATATTATTTAATATAAATCTTTTACCAATAACATTATTTAGTAAATATGATAGTTGCCCGGGTGCTGTATCCATAGACATATATATTATTATTGTGTAATCATTTTAAGTATCTTTTTTATATTATTTGAGTATAAATAAAGCTATTTAAATATTTGTATATGTTAATGCTCTTATATATATTAGGAATAATCATATCGTGTATAATATTATTTTTTATTTTTGTGCGTTTGAAATATCGTTTTTGGGCATTACAACCTGTTTTTCATGTTTATGATATATATTATTATATTATAAACGTGGGAATAATAAGAAAAGAGTTGCCATATAAAAATAAATATGTGAATCTGAATAAAATTAAAACGCATAGATTTGAAGAACTGGATGAACTAACAAAGAAACAAATAGTTACATTAATTAATTTAAATTATTTTAGAAATAATGAAAATAAATATGATCCAAAAGAAGAAAACATTAGACCTTATTTTATAGGACATAGTTCGTCTACGTATGTATCTTATTTTGTAGAACAAGAATTATTAATTGATAATAAAACAAGTAAGACTATAGAAGAACCAAGTATAATTGGTGTAATAACAAGTAGGCCACTACATGTATCCATTAATAGTAATAAAAAAGATTCAAATTTTGATGTGTATTATGTGGATTATTTATGTGTAAATAAGAATTGGAGAAAAAAGAATATAGCACCGCAATTAATTCAAACACACGAATATAATCAATCATATAATAATAGAAAAATTTGTGTTAGTTTGTTTAAACGAGAAGAAGAACTAACAGGTATTGTTCCGTTGACAGTATATAAGACTTATTGTTTTAATATGTATAATTGGGGAAACCCTAGTTTATTGCCAGCGAACATACAAATGCTAACAGGGGATAAACAAAATATATATTATTTATATAATTTTATTGCGGAAATGAATGCTAAAAAGGTTTGTGATATAATGATATATCCCGATATAAGTAATTTAATAGAATTGATATTAACTAACAATTTATTTGTTAAGATGTTAGTTATAGATGGTGACATACATGCTGTATATATTTTTAGAAAAACATGTACATATATAGAAAAAGACAAAGAAATCATTTCATGTATAGCATCTATTAAAGGAACTAAACTAACAAATGAAATATTTATACAAGGATTCAAAGTATCGTTATGGTCTATTAAAGATGGATTTAATTATTTATCTATTGAAGACATAAGTGATAATGTGTATATAATAAATAATATTTGTATAAAAACACAACCGCTAATAATATCACCAATGGCGTATTTTTTCTATAATTTTGCGTATAGTCCCTTTAAATCCGAGAAATGCTTAATAATAAATTAGAACCCAAACTTAAAGAATTATGGCAAAGAATTTAACTGTAATATGTGTTTATCAGTTGAAATTTCGAATTCTTGAATGAAGATTGAACATACTTTAGACACTTTATACATAATTTTATTTATGTTATCATAATAAAAGTTACCCATTCCATAATAATAGCTTAGCAACAAATATTTATAAAATTGCTTATAATGCGAAACATAATAAAGAAAGACCAAATTATCTAACGAAGTTAACCTTTGGTTTATCAAGAAGTAAACCATTCTTCCAACTCATTAGGGATTTTAGAAGAATTCCCAAAATCAAAATTTACATGCCTTGAAATATGTAAATCTTGTAGTTTCATTTCATTTTATACCGAAAGGTGCGGTTTTAAATCTTCAAGGGTGTAAGTAAATATATATTTAATGTTGTCTTCTTCTTCTTCTGGTACGTCTATTGCGTCTACTTCGTTTATGTCGTCTTGATTTTCTAAGCCGTCTTCTTCCACCTAAAGAACCCACATATGTATCAGTATCATAATCTTGTATGAGTGTAAGTTTTTTTGTTCCATTTTCATCTACTGTAACTTTAAATACTTTTTGTCCTTGTTGGTTATTAGTTACCTCAGTGATTGTATCCCCGACATTTACATCATTATTATTTTCAGATAAATATTGAAACGCGTTATTTGGTTCAAAAACATCCCAATTAGACATTATATATTATACGCACATTTTTTCTAAATGTTTAAAAAATATTATTCACTAAAACATTGCAATTTTACACCCTTGAAGATTTTAGAACTTGTAAAAATTGGACAAAATTTTTTTCTACAATAACTGTTTCATACCCGGATATTTGAGGCTTAAATATATTTTTACAACTGTTACAATATCTTGATGAGCCTACCATATTCATTAAAGGATATGAGTTATTTGACACACAATTAGGACATATTTACTTATTAGAATATATTGTTCGTTTTTCTATAAATTTTTGAGGAATATAAGAATAATCTAAACACAATTAGTTGTCCCAATTCAAATCTTCAAGTGTGTAAATGTTCCCCTGGTGGGGGAGCATTCATTTCATATGGGTTATCCCTCAAAAAAATTGAATTAAAATAAATAAAATAGTAATTAAATATATCAGTTAATATGTCAATGCAACAAAGCCAAGATATGAATCAAGAAATTTCTAAACAAGAATTCTTTGATTCGCTTACTAAAGTAATTTGTTATTTACGGCAGAAACCAACACGTATGCAATCAAGATACGAAATTACACAAAATAATACAAAATGGTATAATAGTGATGGTTATAGTTCCTATATTTTAAATGTTCCTATAGAAAAATGTTGGATATGTGAATCAATATTTATGTATGACCCTGATGAAGAACAAAATATATTACAAGATTTGTGCCTTATTTTATGCGAAGAATGTGAAGCCAAGAAAAATAGTGCTATATATTATACACATTTGCCTAATTCTGAAAAAGAAGACCAAGAAGAAGACCAAGATAAAGAATAACTATATTTTTATGTTGCTGTATAATATATATAGCCATATTTTAACGCGTATATTTGCCTACTTTAGTAAAACTGTCAACAATAAAAATAATAAAAACGCCTAAAAAAGAGTATAATACAACTTCTTCTGTAACACTTCCTGTTTTTTTATCTTGTTGTTCTTCCAACAAATTGATAACATAATTTATTTTTTCAATTAACAATTGATTGTTGTCTTGCGACGAAATATTGGATGAATTAGAATAATAGTTTGTATTATTTTCGGGTTTAGTTGATTTATGATTATAATTCGGAACTAATTTTCGATAATACTCCCTAACCTGAGCATCATTCATAAAAGTGCTTTGTAGTTCTTGTAATTTTAATTCATCATCATCGGCGGGTTGTGGGACTAAATGATTATCCATAGTAGACATGCCTTCTTTTTTTCTTTCAGCTCCTATAGAAACTGGTTTAGATGGGTAATCGAACGGATTCATAGGCTTAAAATCATCTGAATGTTTTGCTTTAACTGCGGTTCCTTTTGGATTATAATTTCCTAAATCATCATCGTCATCATCGTTTATATTATTATGAATAGATTGCAACACTGATTTTACTTTTTGATGATTGAAATCGCTAGATTGTTCACGATATTTTTGTGTTTTGTTATGACTTTGTCTCTTCTTACTGATTGATGAATCTTCTTGTGATTGATTATTATGGTTATCTATTGGTGCAGCTGACATTGCTAAATAAGACATTCTCTTAATAAAAAACAAGATAATTATTTATAAAAATGATTTTATATACATTTTTCTGTTTAGAAAAATAATGGATTTATTGTTTATAACAAACAAAGTATAGAAGATATAATTAGAGTTACGTTGAATTGGAATTATGAATAATTGGAATTATGAATAATTGGAATTATGAATAATTGGAATTATGAATAATTGGAATTATGAATAATTGGAATTATGAATAATTGAAAATATAATACATAAAAATATCTTATGTATTTTATATATAATGAATAAAAATATTATAGCTTTGTTTTTTTTGTTAGTTATAGTATGTGTTACAATGCCTTTAAATATTGATAAATTATATGGAACACTTTTAGGAAGATTGGTTATACTATGTTTTATTGTTTTTTTAGCCATACATAATGCAACTTTAGGGTTATTGGCTGTGTTAGTTATAATCACAATTTCAAATAAATTTGGCTCATTTAGTGTAGAAGGAATGGAGAACCAAGATACAATACCGACTACAATTGGCGACGAAAATGCTAATAATAATGGAGAACAAATTGTATTAACTGGTTCAGCTGCTAAAAAAATAAGCGAAATTAAACAATCAATTGCTGATGGAACATTGGGTGTAGATAAAGAAGATATAAAAAAGGCTATAATGTCAAAAGATTCAAATGCTATTCCTATTGACCCTAATATGAATAGTTCTGATGAAGTAATCCCATCCACAACGGCAATGATAAATTCATCCAAATCAAATTTTGAAGGATTTACGTCATTCGCATCGTTATAATTTTATACATACAAATGATAACAATTGTTAACATTACACCGACCGGAAAGAAAATAAGACAAACTTTCTATCAAAAATAAAATAATTGTTGTAAAATATACAAATCATAACTGCGGTTGGTCTCATTTCTTTCTAGACTGTATAATACTGATATATATTAAGTGTCAATATATAATTAGTAAAGCATATACTGATTATATAATTAGATATGTATTTAACCCAAACTTTTCAATTACAAAGTGGGAGAAAATCTAGACGTCATTAGAGTTATTTATATATATATTATATATATGTATAAGTATAAATATCTATCAATATTTGTTAGTATAATTGCATTCTTATGGTTGATATATTTTATACAAAGTTATAATTCGGCATTAAATGAAGGATTTACACCAAGAATAAATTCATTATATCGTCCATATATTAGAAATATGAATCAAATATACGAATCATTTATGAACAATTATGGTTCGAATGTTATTATAAATAAACTGAGAAAATGGAAAATATATTAGACCTTTTGGGATATATTTTTATATCAATTTAATATAACAATGTCTATTTTATATGAAACAGTTGCTTTTGCTCATAATCATATAATGTTTCTAAATAATAGCAAATTTTTTGCAGGTATTGTAATGATTTTATTGAATGTTGGTTCCAAATTTATTGCAATTCAATTTAGCAAATCGACGGAAGAATATCTTAAAATGAACGTAACTAAACAGTTGTTAGTTTTTGCTATGGCATGGATGGGAACACGTGATATTTATACATCATTGGTATTAACTGCTGTATTTACAATTTTATCAGAACATATTTTTAATGAAGAAAGTCCATATTGTTGTGTTCCTCATAAATATAGAATATTATCTAAATTGGTTGATGCAAATGATGATGGAAATGTAACTGAAACTGAAATAAATGATGCTATAGCTGTTTTAGAAAAAGCAAAACGAGATAAAAATAAAATGAATCAACGTAAAATGTTTACTCTTTACGGAAATTATATGGATGATAGTCTTATGACTAAATATTAATGCGTATAATATTACAATTATTATATTACAATTATTATATATATGTTTAAAAAGGCAACTATTTATGGAGAGAGATGTTCTGGTACAAATTATTTAGAACAATTGCTAATTTTAAATTTTAATGTTGAAATAGTTTGGGATTATGGCTGGAAACATTTTTTTGGATATAACGATTTAACTAATAGTGATGATGTATTATTTATAGGAATTATTAGAAATTTAGAAGACTGGATAAATTCTTTATTTAGAGAAAAATACCATTTACCATATGAATTAACAGAAACCGTAGATACATATCTTAATAATCAATTCTATTCAATACTTAAAAATAATGATGAAATAATGTACGATAGGAATATAGAAACTGGAGAAAGATATAAAAATATATTTGAACTAAGACTAATAAAAAATAAATTTCTGGTTGAACAAATGAAGGTATTGGTTAAAAATTATTGTTTGATTATTTATGATAACTTAGTTAATAATTTTACAGTTGTAATGAATAAATTGAAAGATTGTGGATTAGAGGTTAAAAATGAAGATACGTTTCCTTTAAATGTGTTAAGTTATAATGGATGGGAAAATGCTGTATTTGTTAAAAAACAAAATACTATTCCAATAGAAAAAATAAATGAAAAATTGAGAGATATTCCAGAACTAGTATATTATGAAAATATATTATTTCCTGAAATAACAAAATAACGACACTTTATATAGAGATATATGTGTGTAAATAAATTAATTTTATAACCAATTAAATATATATATTATAAGATAATATATATAATGAATGATGTTATAGAATTAGAAGGAAAAAAATATGAATTAATAGAAGGAACTCAAGGTGATGGGAGATGTTTTTCAGCTTCTATATATTATGACTTAAACAATAAAATTCCAACAGACGATGAATTAAATGAATGGATACAAAACTTTATAATCAATCCTATAAACAATGCAGATTGTTCACAATTTTTAATATGGGCATATAAATGGGTGGGTTTACATAATAGTTCAAACCATTGGACTGCCATTAAAGATAAGATTCAAATTCCAGATAGTCTTAATAAAATATCAATAATTTTAGACAGATTAAATACATTTATAGAAACACTACAATCATTAAATAATAATAATGACGATAATGAAAATGTAAAAAATGTATATAATACTTTATTGGACAATGTAAATTCATTGAATGAAAGTTTAAATGATTCTGAATTGATAGACGATGAGTTAACAGGTGAGTTTGAAAGATTAAATACGATAATGCTTGAAAGTATTGAGCAATTAAATTCAATCAAAACTATAGATATTATACAGCTTAATAATGGAAATATATATTATATAAGTGAACTTAGTAATAAACTTTGTAATAATTATAAAACTAATTTCTCTTCGGATTATGAGTTATTGGCAACCCCATATTTAAAATATATTCAATTATTAAACACACCACAAAAAAATTCAGTTGGTGATATTTATTATGAATGGACTGAACCAAATGCCGGGCCAATTGAAATATTACTAACAAATGAAATAATAAATTCTATTAACATTTATAGTGAAATTAGTAAACAATTTACATATTATATGTCATCTATTTCAAAGATAAACAAAAAAAATTTATATTTACATTATAGTGGAAGTCATTATAAACCATTAATTCCAATAAATAATCCAATAGATAGAAAAATGAAACCAAAAGATATTCCAACTTCAATAGATAGAAAAATGAAACCAAAAGATATTCCAACTTCAATAGATAGAAAAATGAAACCAAAAGATATTCCAACAACAAATAATACAACTCCGTCGATAGATGGTAAAGATGCGATAAAAGATATTAAAACAGATGTAGTTTCAAAATCTAAAGAAGAAAATAAAGAGTCTGAATCAAAAATACCAAATTCGTTAATAATTTATATAAAAACTCGAATTCCAAATTTTTATAAGGTAAATTATGAGCCATTTATGTCAGTTCCTAAAAGTAAAAGTCATACAGTATATTTCGATCCATTGGTAAAATATTATGAAGGTCCGATAAAAAATTTGCCTACAGGTGCTCCAAAAGATGCCGTAATAAGTCAATTTGTTGAAGCTACTGAATTTGATTATATGATAAATCGAATTTTGAGTGATTTTAGATATATGCAAAAAAAGAGAACATTTAAAGAAGCATATGAATCTAATATAATTGAAAATAATTTGGAAATTACACTTAAAAATTTGTTTAAAAATGATAATTTATTTTATATTAATAAAAAACCGTATACAATTGTAGGTGTAAAATCAAATCCATCAGATTGGCAAATAGATAAAAAACCTTTAGAAAAATTATTGAACCAATTTTCGCATTTAAGTATTAAACAATTGGAACAAGAAGCAACAAAAGAAGAAGATAATATTCCTGAAATTATGAGACAAGGAAATATGGCATCATCAACACTGACAGAAAGTCAAACAATGGACACACTAACAAATGGATTAAAACAAGCTAGTGATGTTTTAGATAATAAAGCAATTGAAAAAGATATTTTTGATAATGATACATTTATTAAAGCAAGTGAATTGCCTGGTGTATCAGAAGATATTGTAAAGTTGTTGTCAAAATATTTGCGTAAAAATATTCCTATAAATTATTCGAATAATGTTGATTTAGCAAGAGATCCTCTTACATTGTCTTTGTTAGTTGATAAAAAGTCATTGTTGAGTTATATTAATGCTAATAAAAAAACAACATTAATAGAGTTGTATTCAACGTTTAATAAATCAAAGGAAAGTTTGAATATAGCAGATAACGTGTATATGGATTATTTCGTCGAATTAGGAAAATATAAGAAACAGTTTGAATATGAAATAAAAAAAATACGGACAGCCATGAGAGATAAAACGGGACCCGAAATGCGGGGGTTCATTGAACAAATTGTACAGTTAAAAGTCGGCTACTTGCAAATTATTTTCAAGATTGCAGACGCTATTAACCAGATTTATACAGAACAACGAGTATATTTTGTCAGCACGAAAACTTTATTAGAAGCATTATATACAGATTATGGTTCCATCATACAATATTATGAAAAACCCGAATTAGCTTCTAAATGCATTCAATATGACATAGCATGCATTAATTCATTGATTGACGAAGATGTTAGTAATCCGTCATCCGTATCATATTTTACAAATTATAAAAGATTCAAGCAGTTTTATGACAATCAATTATATAAACACAAACAAGAATTATTAGAACCTCAAATTAATTTATCTGAAGAAGCTGAAATATATACAACTAACAATCAAATATTATTAATTGAAAAAGAACAATATGAACTTTATAACTTTAAAATGTTTTTAGAATATTCTTATAATCAATTAGATATTTGGGTAAATTTATTTAAATCATTGGAATTATTTATAAGAGATATTAGAAATTTTACAAGCAATATTATTATTCTTTGTGATGAACATACACAACAATTCAATAATGAGTTTCCTTTAGAACAACAAAATAAATTATTATTACAAATTGAAGCAGAAGGCATAATGGCAATATTAGACCGCAAAACAAAACAATTTACATGGAAATTAGTAAAAAATAATGGAGCAAACGCTATAAACACTAAAAGCACTACAGAAAAAAAATTCGAACAAATGTATATTAATTACATTAAAACAAGCGTAAAAGCATATGATGCCATAATTTTATATATATATTTACTTGAAGTTTTGTATTTAAGACAATTAAGAGTATATGTTGCTGAAGAAAATGTAAATCAACTTAATTTAGAGTTTTCATTAACATTAGACATGTATTACAAATTTATTGAAAAACATATTTCACAACAACCAAAACCTATTGTTAGCATACCTACTTCTATTTTGTGGGATACTCGCGATTTTAACGATATAGAAAAAATCAATATAAAACAAAAACAAACAGATAATCAATATATTATTTATAAAGCCAGAATAAAATCTATTGCACAATCTAGAGACCAATTAGTATTATCATGCGAAGAAATTTCAAAATTAATTACTCCCAATATTGGTAAAGCCGGATTTATAAATAAATGTAATGACATATTAACGTCTCAATTTTCAAGCACATATAAGTTCAGAAGTAGCTGGTGGTTAACTACAACCATTGAAAATTACGATATTCAATCTACAAACGATTTCATTTATAATATGAACAAAGTAGTAAAAGATGCTTGGTATGACAATATTATTGAAGATATATCTGTTAATTCTTATTTAGATTGGATAGTCTTTAATAACGATAATTATGAAATAGACAGCTTATATGCTTCTATTGCTTATGGATTAAACGGACATTTAATACTAACTAATAATGAAACAACAAACCCATATACGACAATAGTTAATGCAAAAAAAGTATTTACAACTAACACAATTAAAAAACTCGTAACAGATTATAATAATGAGAATATAAATTTAGATAACTTTTCTTCATTGAATGGAATTATAAAAATTTTAGAAACTACATTAAAAATTAAGTTTATTATATTTACAATGTATGAAAACAACATACCTACAAGTATTGGAGATATTGTTTTGTATCGTAAACACCAATATAGAATAATTTCAAAAACAGAAAAAGATGGTAACATATTTTATAACTTATATAATGGATATACAACTATTCATGATATTCCAAGTAAAAAAATAAAAATTAACCCAAACAACTTTTTAAAATATTTTCGTTTATATTGTGATTATTCACCAATTACAGAAGATATTGAAATTAACGATTATATGTATATAGTTTTAACAAAATATAAAAATGATGACAATGTTTTAAAAAATAAATTTAAATTAGTTCGTGATACAAATATGTCATATATTTTTAATGTTAATGAAATACCAAATTACATCAAATATTTTATTTTTAATTCTTGTCCAAGTTTATCAAGAGAAATAATTATACAAATGGGGTTTAATGAAAAATCATTCATTAACGATATACTTAATTTTGAAATACAAAGAAAAAAGAGAATTGAAAACGAAAATATTAAAGACGATATAGCGAAAATTGAAAGTAAAATAAAAAGATATACAACTATATATAAATCTTTAAAAGCTATACCTGACATAGATAAACCATTAGAACAACAAGCAGAACAATTATTATATAAAGAAGAAATTAAAGAATTGAAACAAAAGAAAGATTTATTATATAAGATTATTGGAGACAATAAGACAACATATGGTGGTGCTACTACGTTAAGCCCAAGCCAACAGTATTCATATATGCCACAAAATTATCCATATATTCCTCAATATAATCCATTAGGATATCCATTAAATCCGGGATACCAATTAAATGGAAATATTCCCGGAAATATTATTTATATGCCAAGACAAGGTTACCCATATCAAAATTCATACTATAACAATTCAAACTTGGATTATAATATTTCTCAAAATAAAGCAAAAGATCAAAAATCCAAATTGTCATTTTACATTACCATAGAATTGGAATTATTTCCAGGAACATCTGCTAATATATTAGAAAAAAGTATAGTAAAATGTAAAAGCACATTTGAAAGAATTAGAGAAGCATGGGCTGATATATTTGGGTTTGAATATAGACCTTCACCAATGAGCGAAGCATATCAATATAATTTGAAAAAAGATGACGATACGCAACAAAAAAATGAACAACAAGATTATAAAAATAACAAAACTGAAAAACTTCATGAAAAAACTGTTGGTGGAAATAATAAAACACGAAAAAGGAGCTATAAATAAAATTGATTATATTATAATGCTTATTTATTATAATATATAATAGTCAAAAAAAATGTCCAAATCATTGCTTATGAAACTCGATGAACTTATAGAAGGTAAAATAGTCAAAAGACCATCTAAACATATTAAATCTCCTTATGTAGCCGATATATTATGTAATGGTGAAGAAGTATTAGGTCATACCCCTGCATTGGGTTGTTGTGGTCTCTCAGATGTAAATTCAATTGTGTTAGTTGCCAATTCAACAAATAAAACAAATAAATGTTCTCATACAGTATATTTGTCAATGTTAAATGAACAAATAATAGGAATTCATCCTAAATTAGCAGAAACGCTAACTGAGTCAGCATTAAATAAAAATATGCTAACTAGACTTCAAAATATCAGACAATATAGAAGAGAAACCGTTATACATATAAAGGATATAGTAGATTCTCGTTTTGATTTTACAGGTATAGATAAAGATGGTATTCCATTTATTATGGAAGTGAAAAATGTTCCATTAGCTGATTATGAAGATGTAAGTGCTAAAGAACGAAAAAAGATGGATTTTACGGATAGAGATTGTAATTCAAAAGTAGCATATTTTCCAGATGGTTATAGAAAAAAGAGTTCAGATACAGTTAGTCCAAGAGCATTGAAACATATACAAGAACTAACAACAATAAAAAAGTATTCGAAGATTCGTTGTATAATGTGTTATGTAATACAACGAACTGATGTAAATAGATTTACACCATCTGTAATTGATCCAGAATATAGAGCTGCGTTTAAAAGTGCGATAGAAGTAGGAGTAGAAATAATTACAATGGTTGTTAGTTGGAATAAAGATGGAGAAGCATACTTTATAAGAGATGATTTACCATTTTGCATATAATAACATAAATATTTCATCGTTAATATAAAGAGTGTGCCAGTCATGGTCGTGTATATGAATATATAATAAAATTTTAGTGGAATTATATAATAATGTTAGTTACGGTTTGGTCAATTCCATCAATAATTGTTTCCAATGATTTTACATTTAATACGGCACTATCATCGCTAGATAAAAATGTTGTTAAATTTAATACTATTTTAATTTTTTCTGGTGTCCAAATATCACATAATTTACCCAATATTTCGTCTGTATAAAATACAGACATACAATCTTTTCTAAAAAGCGTCTCATCATTTTTTTCATCAATATGATTTGATATTAGACTATAAAAATAATTCAAACTGATTCGCATAATAGAACAATTTTTATATGTTTCAATTAATTTAAGTATTCCATTTTGAGCGCACCTAAACAAATCTTTTATTTTCGGATATTGTTGTGTTATTTTTTTATTAAGATAATATTTACAAGCCAATTCAATAGGGTTATATAAGTATTGAATATCTGTTTTATTATTTTTTAAAAGATAACGACAAATAGATTGAAATGGACCTGGTTCTTGTAAATAAATAATATTATTGTATATTCGTATTTTTGTTCCTATTGGTTTATTATTGATTATTGTTAGTTTAATTATAACTGAAAGAGGGTCTAATAAAAATATTCTCAAATTATTAGTATTATCATCTGGAATTGAATTAATATAACTCATATGAATATATATAGCAAAACATATTTATATTGTATACAAAATAAATATTATAAAATATTATAAAAATATTATAATTACATTTTGGATGTCATAAATTCGTCTACAAGTTCTTGAGGGATGTTATTAAAATCGATTATTTTGCTATTAAGTTCATATCTTTTTTTATATAAATCAGTTTCTTGTAATTTTTTTTCAAATAGTTCTCTATTATCAAAATATTTTATTGCTGTTTTTGGTCCGCATTTTGGAAATACAGATGGAATATTATCACTCACATCTCCTGTTAATATTTTACAGAATAAATCACATTTTGCGTTTCCTGTACAAGATTTTTGTTCTGTTAGTTTCTTGAATGCCAAATTATATAATTGAACTCTATCTTCAGCTAGTTGCAAATAATCTTTATCTGATGTAATGATATAAATATTACAAGTAGGATATGTTTCCAATAAATGTTTCACTGAAATTGCAATACAATCATCGGCTTCCAATTTGGGGTGTTTAAGAATGTTTCTAGCTCCTCCTTGAATAAATAAATCTTCTTCGTATGCCATTTTGAAAAATGGCCCTCCCATAAATCCGTCTTCTGGACCATTAGCACGGTTTGCTTTGTAATCTGGGAAATATTGATTTCTCCAAATATTTTCGCGTTTGCAATCTTTTCCTACAATAATATGTGGACTAATATGTTTATCAATGTTAAGTCCTTTTGGAATTTTCTTAATATTGTCGACAAATGTTTTTTTGAATTTGTCTACAAATTTTTGGTTGTTATAAGGGTCTTGTAAAACATCTGCTTCATCTGGATATGCGTTTTTCCACCAATTAAGTAGTGAATGATATCGGTAGAAGCAGAAATAACTTCCGTCAATGAATATGAATGTGTTTTTAGTTGCCATTTTATATAAAGAATTACAATATTTAAATATTTTTCAATTTTATAATAAATATACATCGCCCCCTACATCTCGACTAAATCTAGGCATAAAAAATTGAAATTATTTATAAAAAGCATTTGAACCAACATAAATGAAATAATGTTGACCACTTATCTGAATACTTTGAATACACTTAATAACGTTTCTATTGTGCAAGGAAATGGCCCTGCAGTTTATGTTCCTACATTCATAAATTTATTAGAAACAAATAATGGTAGTCGTCAAGAAACTCCACATAAAAGTATGGATTTATCCAATATCAATAAATATCCAAAACGCAATAGAACTCATATTATACCTGTTATTGAAAAACGCAATAGAACTCATATTATACCTGTTATTGAAAAACGATGTATTGCTACTACAAAAAACGGCGAACAATGCAAATGCTATAAAAAAAACAACAGTCAATTTTGTGTAACACATAGCAATACTTATGATGTTAAAGATAAACCTGAAGTTGCCATTAATCCTAAAATTGTGGTGAAAAAATCCGGATATTTTAACTGGCTATGGAAACGACTATTTTAACTCTAATATAACGCATTTTTGTACAATTGTAAACATTTTTCTTTTTGTTCCGAATAATCACATATAGGTTTTACATAACCTATATTTTTATAATTAACCCATTCTGTATCCCATTTATGTATTATTTTCGGTTCCAATTCGGTTAATTCTGGAATCCATTTTTTTATATATTCACAATTAGAATCATATTCCTCCTGTTGATTCCAAGGATTGAAAATCCTAAAAAATGGCATTGAATCACTACCCCCACCCATAACCCATTGCCAATTACCATTATTAGATGCTGGGTCATAATCCGTCAATTTTGAAGCAAAATATTTTTCCCCTTCTTTCCAAGATATTAGTAATGTCTTAATTAAAAAACTAGACACGATTAATCTGGCTCTATTATGGCAAAATCCAGTTGCATTTAGTTGTCGCATACCGGCATCAACTATAGGAAAACCTGTTTCTCCTTTTACCCATGCTTGAAACCATCTCGAATTATTATGCCATTTTATTTTATTATAATTTGGCTTTAAAGCGTGCCCCAACACTTGTGGAAATGCATATAATACATTACTATAAAAGTCTCGCCAAAACAACTGCCTAATAAAATCGTGTTTGTTTCTAAATGCTTTATATACTTCTCTAATGCTTATACAACCGAATTTTATATAAGAACTTAACTGACTTGTTTGTTTTTCTAAATCATTATGTGTTTTACTATAATGCAATTGTGTTTTTAACGCGATTTTTAATTGTTTAATCGCATTTGTTCTTCCACCGCGAACAAGTATATTTGGATTAGATTTAGTAAAACGTTTTAAAGCATCCACCAATGAAATACTATTTCCAATATGTTTGTTAGTTATTACAAAATGAATATGTCTTAAAGAAGCAGGCATTTCTACTTTCTTTTTTGATGCTACATTATAAAAAGGCGTAAATTTCTTGTATGTTTCTCCAGAACCATTAACAATTGTTCCAATTGGTTGTAAATAATAATCGTGAGCATATTCGATAATAACACCCATTTTATCACATAAACTAATTATACCCATATCTCTTTCAATAGCATATGGACTATAATCAGCATTAAAACAAACGACATTTATTTGTAATTCTTTTATTAATTGAGATACAATAGAATTATTATGACCATAAAAACATAACAATCGTCCTCCCATTTTAGATATTTGCGATGATAAGTCTTGAAGAGATTCAATCATAAATTGAATTGCATTATCAGATTTAAATTTATTTGAACTAGTAACTTGTTCAGGTGTAAAAATAAATATAGGATAAATTTTATTACATATACTATTTGCTAAATTAAGTCCAATATTATCTATTACTCTATAATCTCTTCTAAAAATAAATAATCCATTATCGTATTTTTGTGTCATTATAAATATATAATATTTTATATTTTATATTTATAATTGTATATACTTTAACATAATATATGAATAATTGTATGGTAGATTTTAGTAAACTTCCAGTTGAAATAATAAATAAGATTATAAATTATACAGATGTAGTAGTATATAGGTATGGTAAATATATGAATAGAATTTCAAAAAAAGATAATAGATATGGGATTATTAATAAACGGCAGTTGCCATTACAAATAGGCATCAATCGTTGGATGTTTAATTTCACTTTCTACAATAATAATTCTAAAACAATGCTAATAATACATCATATATATAACCCACATAACAAAAGTCATTTAATCAGCAAAAAAAACATAGAATATTTGAATGGAATACCGTTTGTTAAAAATCAAGTGGTGTATATAGTTGATTTACATGGTAAATATCATAAATTAGTTCATTATACTATGTAATTATTTATATGTTCTACTTGTTTTACCGCTACTACTACTTCTACTACTACTTCTACTACTACTTCTACTACGTCTTGCACTACTTTTAGAAATAGTCTGTTTTCTTGTTTGTATTTTTTTACACTGAAATTGTTTATTTCTTGAAAATCCTTCTTTACATTTATTAACGCATCTCTGTGTTTTTGGATTCAATTCTTTATCACTTGGACATATTTTTACAGTTTTACTTTTTATAGTTTTAATCTTTGCTGATATATGTTTTACACATTTAAACTTTTCATTTCTCGAAAACAATTCTTTACATTTATTTACACAACGATTTGTTAGTGGATTTAATTCTTTTGTTTCTGGGCATTTCGCTGTTATCTTAATTGGGTCTTCATTTGCTAGTTCTTGTAAAGCAGTTGATAAATGCTGTGGTCTAGAATTGTCATCGCTTTTAGATTCAGTTATTATTGCCGATGGTGCCGGAGGTTTATTTACTAATACATTATTTTCAAAATTTTTTTTTAAACGCGTTAGTACACCATTTTCAAGCAAAACATTTTCATAATCGTTTAATAATATATCAATATCAATCACACGAGTTGAAGGATTAAAATCATACATTTTATGGAACAAAATAGATAATCTAGTAAACTCGTCTAAAGACAACGCATTTAAACGTTTAAAACAATTTGCAATAAATTGTAATGTAAAACCTAGACCAAACACATCAATAGAATCAATTATACGATTCAACATAACATCATGACTTCTGTCATCATCAATTAATTTATTAAACCCATCAAAAAAAGATTTAATATACCCATATTTAG